GGCATTGAGCAGTGTTTGAGACGAATGGAAAAGGAACGGGAGTTTAACTGATAATGAAAAACCTTCAAGCAGTAGCATATAAACCCGCACGAACGGATTGGTATCGTGAGCGTGGTCTAACTCGCAAAGTCACAAAAGTTCTTACAGAAGGCAGAGGATTTTATCCAAAAGGTCTAGGCCCGGGCGATGTTTGGGAATATGATGAGATCACTACCTATTATTGTGCCGGCCGTATTGATATTCGTGACAGTGAAAAAGAAGGCTATGATTCAAGCGGCAAAAATGCACTTTCAAGCTCATATAGAAAAACATCGAATAAATGTAGAAACATATCTACACTATAGAGTTGGTGTTGCGGAACACCCGAACATTATGCAGAGCATAGAAGATGAGCTTGCTAATATAGCAGAGTACCACGATAAATTAGAAATGTTAGAAACCTATTTTGAATAATAATCTTGACATATTTGTTGAAATCTATTAAAATACATAGTATGAAAGATTACAACCGACAACGACAAGACTATTATTCATATAGGGCTAATATATGCAAAAACTCTACATCCTTGAAATGCGGAGCAGAAAAAACAACCTTAAAGGTTGGACAGCAGGTGTCTATTCTGCAAAAGCTACAGCAAATTATGCGAAAGTGGTTGAAGAAAATAAGCGGCCTCAGTATAAAGGCCATATTCATACAAAAAAATTAAATGCAATCAGTAAAGATGCAATCAACCATTGGCCGCATAGTTTATGAATTTATTTGTATTAGACACTAACCTTGACAAGTGTGCGGAGTATCATGTAGATAAGCACATTGTAAAAATGCCTCTAGAAGTTGCACAGATACTTTGCACCTGTATCTGGGTAGACGTACATCTAGGGTTTATACCCCGTGCACTCACAAAGCCTGAATCAGCAAAGCTAAATGAGATGAAGAAAGAAATCAAACATCTTAAACCTGAGGAAAGGCCTCTAACCCCCTACCTTCCTATGATGTACAATCATCCATGTACAATATGGGCAAGGTCTTCGTTGGATAACTTTGAATGGACTCATTGTTATGGCAATGCTCTCAATGACGAGTATCGTTATCGTTATGGCAAAGAGCATAAATCTATTGCAGAAGTAGTAAATAAATTACCTCTCCCTACTAATATGGAGAGACTCGGTCTCACGCCTTTTGCAATGGCAATGCCAGATATACTGAAAAATGAAGAAGATCCTATTGAAGCATATAGGGATTACTATCATTTGGATAAAGCTACTTTTGCAACTTGGTCACACAGGCCAAAGCCACTCTGGTGGAACGAAGATTATGCAGATTATGACAAAAGAATTACAGCTAAAGGGTGAGATAAGAATTTTGACAGGGCAACTTTCCGCTTCCTATGGGAACATAAAAAGACTGGTAGAAGAAAATAAGCGTCTTACTGAGGAAATAAGAGACCTTAAATTTACGACTGCTCAAGAATACATGGAAGATCAGGAAATCACCGTATCAGACTTAGAACATTTGAGAGACCCACAATGAAAGGAAAGAAATTCGACTCAGAAAAACCAGAGATGTATTTGCTTCCTCCAAATGCTATTTTAGAAGTAGGGGAAGTTCTTAGCTATGGAGCAAAGAAATATAGTCCGGACAACTGGAAATGGTGTGCGGGGTTGGAGCAAAGATACACAAGTGCAGCACTGAGGCATATTCTTGCTGCCATGTCTGGAGAAGAATTAGACGAAGAAACCGGGCTTTCTCACGAAGCCCATGCAATCTGTTGTTTATTATTTATACTGGAGAATAGAATTGAGAAGAGGAATAAAGAAGAAAGAGCACGAGAACCTGTCGGACGCAAACATCCAACGAGTAATCGAGGCCTTGGAGTCCCCTTCACAGGAAAAGATTACGAAGCGTTCCGCCTGCGAAATGCTCAATATAAGTTACAATACAACTAGACTTGCAAATATAATTCAAGAGTATAAAGATCGTAAAGAGTTTATACAAAAACGAAAAGCACAGAACAGAGGAAAGCCTGCGACAAACTATGAGATTGCAGAGGCAGTCACAAGCTACTTGCATGGCATTTCTGTTTCTGAAATAGCTTCTTCATTGTTTAGAAGCCCTGGCTTCATAAAAACTTTGCTAGAAAAGATAGGAGTTCCCGATAGAGGGACAAAGGAAGAGCAGGCACGAGTAGCGTATCTACCAGATAATGCAGTGTCAGAGACATTTGAAGAAGGTGAGATCGTTTGGTCTGCTCAGTACCACAAAACCGCTGTAGTAAAGAAAGAATACTCTATTGACCACCAGGACTCTTTGAAGGGTGTAATTACAAAAGATTACGAAAATGAATACGCTTCTAAACTTTATAGTATTTACATTGTGGAAGATGGAGACTGGTCAGATAGTTTCTTTCCCGGTGTTACATCAGGCGGGTTTTTTGCTTATTCACTTGCCTACGATTTGGGCAAGCTAGAACACTTAAAAAAGTATGGAGTTGATTTATCAAGATTGTAAAAAATAATTCTTGACAATAATGTTAAAAACCTCATATAATATATTTTCAAACTTACTGAAAAGAAGGAATATTTTTCATGGCATGGGACGAAGTAAAAAGATTGGCCGCCATTGAAGCCTATCAGGATGGTAACCCTACTCCTGAGAATTCGATGGAACTCGTTAAAGAGATTGCAGAAGATCTGGAAGAAAGCCCCAACGGGGTTCGTATGATTCTAACTAAAAATAATGTATACGTTAAAAAATCTCCTGCTGCTGCAGCCTCATCCTCTTCAGGATCATCAGGTGGTACTAGGATTTCTAAGCAGGCAGCTTGCGATGCTTTGATTGCTGCTCTGACTGATACTGGTCAAGAGGTTGATGAGGATATTATCAGTAAACTAACTGGTAAAGCCGCGCAGTATTTTACCGGAGTAATCAACTCAGTAAATAATAACTAATAGTAGGCTAAAAACACCGAGGAGTTTCGGCTTCTCGGTGTTTTCTTACATTCATAGGTTTCACCTTGAAGTTCAGCAGTTGCAAAAAAGTTTGCTTAACCTGGTATTAAGGAGAAACAGTGAAAAAGGAAGACCTAAAGGCTGTAGTCAGAAATTATGGCGACGCCATCATCACCTACAGGAGTGAAAACTCTAAGAAGCTAAAGTACAATGTTTGTACGTTAGACTTTACTACGGAGTACATTCAAAATAAGAAAAGTCGAACAAAAGAAAACGACTCTACAGTTTTATTCTTTTGCTGGGACACAGATTCTTATCGACTCCTAAAACCTAAGAATGTGACCAGTGTAGTACCCCTATCCTCAGTTTTAAAGAACCAGAGGTAGTTATGGAATTACACGAAGCCCCTGAGGTCTATGAACGAGTTATACATTATGATTCTGAAAAAGGCCATCAAGTACGTCTCACAATAAGCACCTTTCGAGGTGTAGAATACCTAGGACTGCGAAAATATTATTTAGACTTTGAAGAAGAATGGAAGCCTTCGAAAGAAGGAATTTCTATGGCAATAGACTTTTCAAATACTCGAGAGCTCTTTATTGGTTTGACTGAAATACTTTCTCTTGCAGAATCAAAAGAAGTAATAGAAGAACATTTCGCAGATTTAATCCAGGATATTTACAAATAATCCTTGACATTTTACCTGAAATTTAGTATACTATTCTTTACAGTTTTACAGAGGTAAAAAATGCAAACTTTCTTAGACTATGCTGCTCAAAAGTATTTTAAGGGCGAGCCTATTCTTTCAGACGAAGAATGGGATAGACTAGCAGATAAGTATCATTATGTAGAAGTTGGGTTTCCTATGAACAAGGGAATACCTCACCACTACAGAATGTACTCTCTTCAAAAATGCTTCAATCTTATGAAGCCCCCTTTTCGTTTAGACGAAGTGTGCCTGAGTCCAAAACTTGATGGTGCAGCCGTGTCTTTGCTGTATGAAAATGGAGTTCTAAGACTCGCACTCACCAGAGGAGACGGAATCAAAGGACAAGACATCACGGATAAGATGCAGTTCTTAGTTCCTACGAGAGTCGATGTAACTTGGCCTTTGCAAATTACTGGAGAAGTAGTTGCTCCTTCAAGTATACCCAATGCTCGTAACTATGCAGCGGGTGCATTGAATCTCAAGTCTACGGAGGATTTTTCTTTCCGGGACTTGTATTTCTTTGGCTATGAAATGCAGCCATATAAATTGCCTACTTACGATGCTGCTATGGCTATGCTTCGCAGCCTGGGCTTCAGAACAGCTTATCTTGACGATTGCTCTAAGTTTCCAACTGATGGAACTGTGTATCGAATAAACTCCTACGAGAAGTTTGAAAGTATGGGATACACAGCACATCACCCAAAAGGTGCTTTTGCATTGAAAACTCAGAAGCAGGGGAAGATAACTACTCTGGTTGACGTAGAGTGGCAAGTAGGCAAAAGCGGGGTCGTAAGCCCTGTAGCAATTCTAGAGCCTGTTGACATTGAAGGAGCTACTGTTTCTCGTGCAACTCTACACAATATAAACTACATACGAAGTCTTGATCTGAAACTTGGATGTCAAGTTGAAGTAATAAGGTCTGGTGATATTATCCCAAGAATCGTTAGACGCGTTGACCTTTAAAAAAATAAACCTTGACTTTTTATGTAAAGTCCCCTATAATATATACTTAAATTCAGAGGAAGAAACTTAGTGCAAAATATAGTATTTCCAAGTGCTTGCCCATCTTGTGGCGTAGTGCTACAGTTGAGAAATGATATACTTTATTGTACTAACTCGTCTTGTGGTGAGCGCAGCCTGAAGCAGATTGAGAGTTTTTGCAAAACTCTCAAGATCAAAGGCCTCGGCGTATCCACCATTAAAAAACTAGAGCTTCACACTATTTGTGATATTTATTCTCTTTCTGAGAATGAAATTATCGAGGCTCTCTCGTCTGAAAAATTAGGTAAGAAGTTATTCGTAGAGATAGAGAATTCTAAGTCTTTGTCCTTGAACGACATTTTACCTGGCTTTAGCATACCTCTTATCGGAAGAACAGCTACAGAAAAATTATCAAAAACTCATAAAACTATATTTGATATAACTGATTTTTCTTGTAGAGACGCCGGACTAGGAGAAAAAGCTACAGCCAACCTTATTAGCTGGATGGAAGAATGTTTAGATTATTTCTGCACAACACTTCCTTTTGATTGGACTTTCAAAAATTCTGTAATGCAAAAACTCAAAGGAATTGTGTGTATTACTGGTAAGTTATCTAGCTATAAAACCAAAGCCGAAGCTGCAAAGGAATTGAAAAGCCGAGGCTTTCTTGTAAAATCAACTTTAACAAAGGATGTTACTATCTTAGTCAATGAGAGTGGACAGGAGTCCATTAAGACTAAGCAGGCCAAGGATAGAGGCTTAACAGTAATTGACAACTTATTAAATTTTTTGGAGAATTAGTATGGCAGTCCCTAAGTGGAATGACGAACGTACAGCAGCTCTTACTACTTTTGTAGGCGATGAGAGCCCTGTATCCCAAGCAACTGTTGCAGGCGCAGCAGAGAACTTGGAAACCTCAGCCCGTTCAGTTTCTAGCAAACTGCGTAAAATGGGCTATGAAGTAGAACTTGCTTCTACATCTTCTAGCAAGGCTTTCACCGCCGAGCAGGAGTCTACTCTTGCTACTTTTGTTAATGACAATAGTGGTAACTACACCTATGCTGAGATTGCTCAGTATTTTGAAAATGAAACTTTCACAGCGAAGCAGATTCAGGGCAAGATTCTTTCTATGGAACTTACCTCTCATGTAAAGCCTGCTCCTGTTCGTGAAACTGTAAAGACTTACACCGATGAAGAAGAAGTTCGATTCATTGAGCTTGTTCAGAATGGTTCCTATGTAGAAGATATTGCAGAAGCAATGGGTCGATCTGTAAACTCTGTTCGAGGCAAGGCTCTCAGCCTTCTTCGTGCCGGTTCTATCGATGCTATTCCTGTACAAGCTACTACTAAAGGTGGCGCGAAAGTAGATCCTTTGGCAGAGATCGATGACACTTCTACTCTTACTGTAGAAGAAATCGCTACTACTATTGGCAAAACTGTTCGTGGTGTTAAAACTATGCTTACTCGTCGTGGTCTGATCGCATCAGATTATGACGGAGCTGCTCGCAAAGAGAAAGCTGCACAGTAAGTTAGTTCTTTGAAGCGGGGGGTGTATTCCCTCCGCTTTTTATCGTTCGGGAGAAATGTGATTGAATCTAGCTAGTGCTTTTTTACAGCAGGTACTTAAGTGTCAGGACTCTGATACTTGGAGCCTTGTGCGTAAAAATTATCTGCCTAAAGAGTATCATACTCTTTTTGATGCAGTGACTAAGCACTCTGAGAAGTTTCATACGCTTCCCACTTTTGACGATCTTCATGCTGCTGTAAGAGACAGTAGTACACAAGAAAAGGTGTACGCTGTTCAGAATGGACAGGAAGTTGATTCTGATGCTTTTACACTATTACAGTATCTAAAGAATGAATACGCTCAAAAGGAGATTCTCACGTCTCTCGACAAATATGTAGACTCATCAATAGCATTTCTTGATGCCGAAGAGTCTATAAATGAGCTTCACCAGATTGTTTTGGATGTCGAAGAGAAAGTAGACATTCAAAGCCCTGAAGAGAGTATGCAAAGTATTCCTTTGTGGGAATCTGATGAAGATCTTCAGAGGTACGTTGCACTTGGTTTGAACGATGAATACGATGGCGAGATTCATTTCTCTCCTAGAGATTTGATTCTTGTCGGTGGTCGTCGTGGTGCAGGTAAGTCTATTACTTGTGCTAATATTGCAAACCGAGTCGTTGCCTCCGGAAAGTCTGCTATCTATTTCACTATAGAGATGGATAGCAGATCCATTCTGCAACGCTGCTGTTCAATCGCTACGGGGATACCATTCTCCAGGCTAAAGATGAAGAGCTTAAATGTTGTTGAATGGCAAAAGGTTGCTTCATGGTGGGCTGATCGTTATGTAGACGGTCAGAACCGCTTGAAAGAATATGATGATCACAGGGACTTTGATAAGTTGCATCACACACTTAAGACTAGCCACGAGCTTCTCCCGACTCAACAGCTAGACGTTGTGTATGATGCGTCTTTGACCTTACCAAAGATCAGAGCTACTTTGGACAAACAAGTTCAAAGGATAGCACCTGGAATTATCATTGTTGATTACATAAATCAAGTAAAGCGTTCTTCTGCTCCCTCTCGTGCAGGTCAGTACGATTGGACAGAGCAGATAGAAGTAAGCAAAGCACTCAAGTCGATGGCTCAGGAGTATGAAGTTCCTGTATTCTCTCCTTATCAGACGGATGCAACCGGAGAAGCCCGATTTGCCAAAGGCATACTCGATGCAGCAGATGCCGCGTATGCTCTTGAGACTTGGGATCAAGAAGATCAGTGCGTTACTTTTAACTGTGTAAAAATGCGATCAGCCTCCATGAAGTCCTTTACCTCCACAATGAACTGGGAAACTCTACAGATAGGCCCAGAAACCGCACTGTCCCCTAAAGAAAAAGAAGATGCGGATGTAAAAAGCGAAGAGAATATAGACGACATCTAAAAATATTTCTTGACACTTTTGTTATTTTTTAGTATAATATACTATTCAATAACAGGAGTAGTCATGTTAGTTTATACAAATACCGCTTACAGACCCCTCTCTCGTAATCGTAAAAAACTTCCAAAAAAGCCTCGCAGAGTCAAGCCTGTGTGGAAGCCTTATGTTCCTAGTAGTAAGGTTTTTCGCCCGGATACTCCCGACTATCCATCACGCACTAGCCTGGCTGG